GCACTTTTGTTGCTCCATTCTCAGGGTTACTTACCTGGTTATAGAGTGCTTCATAAAATGCCTTTCTTACTGCCTGACCTGTATCGTTCATATGATCCTGCTTATGATGTTTGCCAACCTTTTTTTCAGGTTCGCCTCAGCTGTTGGCAATTGTTTGAAAAAGAATGGCTGAGGCCTAATACCATACTTCCTTATCTTTTGCCAGATCAGAAATGCAACCTGTTTGTCTTGCTGCTCCTTCGTTTGTTTATTGCCGAGCCTTCGCCTTGATTTCACGCTATACGTTCCGGCAACTCCTTTTCTTTTTACCCACCCCTGCAGGGCAACCAGCGGATTCCCTTGCCCTATCACTGGCCCTTTAAGGCTTCTTGCCACATCTTCAAGGCCGGCCGGTATCGACACTTTCGTTTTTGTCCCAAATTCAAGGTATCCAGCATAAAAAGATTGAGCTACTGTTTCGAATTGTAAGGGTCCTGTCTTTTTGCTGCTTATTGAGTTTCGAACTCTCGCTTCATCAACTGGTGCATCCTTCTTGGCGCCGTCCCGAATCTCCTTCGCTGTTACATCGAGCTCATTCCCTAATTCTGTTTGCGCGGATTTTGGCAATTCATTGAAGATCTTTAATAGCCTATCAAGCCCTTGAACCGTGAATGAGAAACCGGCTGCCATTATCTTACTTCAGTTAATTGCTTCAAATGGATCATTTTTCTATGTTCGCCAACCTGACTCCATGGCCCCATTTTAAAGGACCGCCCTTCAAAAATGAGCCGTGTATCTTTACTGATATTTGCCTCAATCTCATTTCGCCACCAGATCCAACCTTCATAAATCTTTACGCTTTCATCATATCCAGATTCAAAGGCGTCATATACTCTCTTTTCCCGGATAAACCCACGAGTAGTGAACCAGTCAACATATTGTTCATTTTGCCCGCCTGTATCATCTGAGCTTTTTATCACCTGCTCAAACTTCACCACCATCTTCATTTGCCCTATCGTCGGAGTAAACGCCATTACGCAATAATTGATGTTCGTTTATACCTAGCCGCCAATTCCAATGCGCTTTTACATAGGCTTACGTCCGCTGTCGCGAATTGTTGTTGTTGATCGCCTGCATTAGTGTACCGGAATGCTATTTCTTCCAATAGCGCCCGTTTAAGGCCCCCCGGCAACGTTTCATATCCAGCTTCATAGTTTACTTCCAGGTAACAACTTGACGGGTATTCTATCCACCTGAATTGATTACCTCTTACAGTGTATTGCGTCGTGGCAGTAAGAGTATTGCCATCAACGTCCTTTATTGAAGTAAGCGTTGTCACGGGGCCGAATGGTATCTCAATGCCGCCACATTCATTACGCAGAATTGCCTTTAGTGTTTTTGCGCCGAACGACAACCCGGTGTATTGCTCCAATTCTTCCCGACATTGAGATATAAGCGCGGTGATCTTAGTATCATCATCATCGAACTCATAACTACCAGAGGTATCAAACTGCAGGTTTAAATGCCGTTTAGCCTCTTCTAGTGTTACCGGTTCGGTTTCGATATCTGTAACCACCTGAACTTCTATTACATCGTTATACTTCATATAAAGAGAAGGAGGCCGGTTGCCCGGCACTCCCCAGGTTTATCATTAAGAAGATGCAGAGTTGCCAAGATCTTCAATAACAGTTGCAGCGGGCTGCATTGCATTGAACTCTTCAAAGCACTCGATACGAGCCGTGATTTGGTTCGTGGTCACGTTCGTAGCATCCTGCTCGAAGAACTCGATGGCAAGGCTTTCTACTTCGATCCGTTCTACGTAGTTCCGGTCGAACGTCAGGAACTTGTCGTGCGAAGGAATCCAGGTCACAGGGTAAACAGGTGTACCGTTCACCATCAGTGAACCGTTGGGACCTGACTGTACACCACCTGCGCCAGCGTAAGCACCATTTTGTATCAGCCACTTGTTGATGCGGTTCAGTGCAGTATAGCGAAGTAGGCCGAATGAGGCCTCGTAATCGGCATCCCACAAAGCGGTCACCGCATCCATCACTTCAAGTATATCAACGGTCTCTGTAGATCCTGAAGCGGTGCCGCCGGCAGCATTCGCGGTTGCGATAATATCCCAAAAGCGGCGATTCTCTACTTTGAAGAACTCGCGTTGCAACAGGCGGGGCAGCGTGTTCTGCAGGAAAGGCAATTGGCGCATCAATTGTTTTGCAAATCGCGTGTAGCCGGCAATGTATTCGCTCACTACTTCAACCCGGGCAAAATCAAAATCTATCTGCGTTTTGGCTGCACCAGGTGCAGATTGACGGGAGATAGATCCTTCACCCGCTGATTCACGGAAATAAACGTATGTTCCGGTTTCTGATCTCACGGTAGGAATCAGATCACGGGCATTCACCTTTTGTGCAGGGCGAAGAACCTGTTGGTTGCCGTAGTCAACAAATCCCTGACCGGTAAGGTTATTTGCTGCTGTCATATCGCCAGCGTCCTTTTTTTCAAAACCGTTGGTATCCATCTTATGCGCCATATTGGGATCGTAAAAATCCATCGTAGGAGCAGAAAGATTGATGGCGCCTTTCAGTTGCATTTTGAAACGATTGCCGCGACCTACCGATGCAATCCCTTTTTGGTTTTCGGGGTCTGCCAATGCTTCAGCCATTGCTTGCTGCAGGCTCTTTGCCTGGATGCGGCCACTGCCTGTGCTGGCACTTGTTTGAATCTCCTTAACCTTTACCAAAACTTCATCCAGAGCTTTCTGATTGGCCGTGTCGGTTTCGTCCTTCTGCGTTTGCCAGTTGGTGAATTTTTCTATTGATTCGTTGATGGTAGTAGCATGTTTTTTCAATGCTTCTTCAACGTTTGCTTTTACTTCTGTCTTCAGGGCTTCTTTTACATCATTAAGCCCTTTGGCCAGTTCAGCTTTTTCCTCCGGTGTAAAACCGCCGCCTTTGTTTTCAGTGGTGGCATCCAGATACATCATTATGAAAAACAATTTCATCTGTTTAGTTTTTTTAGTTTAACAAATCGGTTATACCAGCAAATGATCTAACCGACCTCACTACTTCTTGCTGAGTGGTCTTAATTACCGGCTCTTCCTGAGTGGCCTTTACTTCATCCGGCTCAGGTTTCGATAGGTCAATAAATGCTTGCTGTAGTTGTTTGAGCGATATTTCGAGTTGATCGAAAGTTTCATCGGTAACGGTCCCATCACGCATGAACTTTATCATAGTCTCAATGCGTTTGCCCAACTTCTCTACCTTGACTTTTGCTTTCATGCCTGTTAACGGCGTGTTAGGGTTGGCGCCCCAGGCTGTGAGCGAGCTTCCTTCCCATAGCTTGATTTCAGTAAGCTCCCGCATCGCCTCTCCCTCCTTCCATTCACTCCATGGCTTCAATTGGTTGAACTTTTGTGTACGATAACCAATACTATGCTCGGTTATTAACTCGCTTTCAACCATCTTCACGAAGTCTGTACCGAGAGCGTGGGTGCCTAATTGAGATTCATAATACAGCCCATAATTGTCTTCCTTAAGCTCAACGATGCGGCCAAGTGGTTGCCATGAATCATGATTCAATAGGTGTTTAATGCGAGGCTTACGGGCATTGGGGCCGTATTCCTGAATTGTCTTTATGAATGCCCCCTTCTTTATTACATCACCATCGCTATCGACGGAATCAAAGTGAGCAAAGTAGCCGGTGACAATTCCTTTCTTGCCGTCTACATCTTTGAACTGTATCGGACGTTCCGATACTATATCAAAGTCTTTATATGAAAAAACATCTTTCATGTTTTTATAATTAGTTTGTTAAATCAGCCAATATGCTTTGTAATTCTGCCCTTAATGCTCCTCTTACCCTTACCTGCGGTTGTTCCTCTTTAGGAATCAACCTGCCCTTGTCGTCTCTCATAGCCACTACCTCACTGAAGCACCTGCAATTGATCGTATTCGCTGCGCTCCCGTTAGGATCACCCGGAAACTGCAATTGCTCGCCGCCCACGGAAAAGGTATCGGCCTGGTTCACCGTTTGGTTATCAGCAGCCAGGTGTGCATGCCTGGTCCTGTTATCGTGTACTGATATCCACCTTTTCTGCGTTTTATATTCAAACTTCTCGGCCGCTAACTCATTCCCATAATTGATTGCCCTGTTGCTTTCAGTTCGAAGTATTCGGCGAACACGGCCATCGAGATAATCTTCACGCTCTATAGCCTCGGTCATCTGTTGAATACTCCAGCCCTCGTCAATACCCTGCTTTATAATCTTCTCGATGTACTCCTTCGTAGTTTCGCTAATAGGCAACACCACCTTATCGAACAGGTGAGCGGCGAAGTATTCCAGGAGCTGCTTAGTCCATTCAGCGTTATACCCGAATGATCGTCGCTTCTTCTGAACTTTTGGCAACCGGCGCAATTCGCCGAGCGTTTGGTTTGCTTTAGCGAGCCCAGCCTCAGTATGCAGCTTATTGATGATTGGCGTTAGATCCTCATTCCACAGGTCAGAGTTCATGTTAGCTTTTGCTACATCAGCGCCGTACTTCTGCAAGTCGATTGTAAAAGAGCTTAGTTGTTGTTTTATGGTCCGTTTCATTGCGGCATAGAATGCTTTCTCATACTTCACCCTCAGCCTCTCATTTTTCCTTATGCGTTGTTGTCTGGTCATGTATCGAAATAAAAAAGGGCCGCAACATCCATCTCTGAATGCTACGACCCTCTATGATTTTAACCGGGGTTCTATATTCTGGTTCCTGCACTGGCACTCATGGTGCTCTGGCTTATTATCAATAATGCTCCCGCCTCCCATTCCTCGCGCTCCAATCTGTCGGATATTCCCGCTTCTCCGGCGCCGGCTGCTTACATTTCTTCTCTGGTGTTGCTGTTACCAGGTTCAATACTCCACATTTGCACTGAATACTGATATTGCCATCCTTGATCT